GCGCGTACCTTCTACCGGCTCATAGCTGTACTCTTCTGGGGTGTAGTCACGGATGATGTCTTTCAGCAGTTTTAGTTCCTGCTTCATCGCGTAGTGCATACGCGCCTGCACCGCAGACATCACTTTTAGGGTGCGCTCAAGGATGGCCAGTGTTGTACCGACCGGCGAGTTGGCCGACATATCAGCCACTTTGAGATCAGCTGCCGAAGCGAAACGCCTACCTTCCTCGACAATCTGATTCATCAGGGTCAAGAGAACTTGACTTGGCTCCTTATAGGGAAGAGGCAGGATATTGTCTCTAATCGTTCCTGCCGCAACGTCCACATCTCGAAACTCTCCCGGTGCAATCGGGGTGTCATCACCTTTGACTCGCATCCCTTTGGTCTTAAGTCCGCCAGGTAGATTGGATAACGTACCAGCGTCCACGAGCTGGCGAATAATGCTAGTGCCAGACTTAGCGAAAGCGCCAATAAGATGTATGAGACCAAAGGCATAAAATCCAAACCCCGGTATGTAGGGATAATGGACAAAGTGGGTGCGCTTTTGCTTTGTCTCATCGTCCGGGTGGTAGTTGCGCCGTATGGCCAGTACTTCCTGCGAGCTTCTTTCCACCGTAACAATATAAGGTAGGCCAATCCCCGTCTCTTTGCCGTCATCGTCTTTGTCCTCATAGCCAGGCAGGTCTAAATACACCTGCATTTCCAGAAGCTTATACCGATCGTCCGTGGTAGCCCGAAATCCCATCTTCTCAGCGATCTTCTTCTCGATATCGTCCAGAATATTTTCTGGTTCTGGTAGATCGATATCCCGATAAAAGCCGCCAACCATCAACTTACGCAGATCATTCTTAGTCTTGCGCATGACATGCGTCACACGCGGCGCCGTTTCCAGATTACTCGCCCCGTATGGCACAACTACATCCTCAGCCGGTACATATATAGACACCTGCCGATCCATCGACGGGTCAAAATACACCTTCTTGAACCCATTACCCGACAGACCCAAGCCCCATAACATGCGCTCATGCTCTGGCCGGTACTCAACCATGACTTCGGTCAGCTGATAATTCATGTCATCCCTGACTCGCTCGGCGGCTTCTTTCTTTTGGGGCGTTTCCTTCCCGATAATCTTGGTTTTGACCGGCCCAGCGGCAGGGAAAGTTTCCATGATCGTCTCAGACTGGAACTTAACCAAGGCTTCCGAAAGGAGGGGGTGATATACCCCGCAAGCACCTTCCCACGGCTCGGAACGTTCTTCAATTTTCATCCCCAAAAGCTCTAGGCCATCGACATACGTCTGCATCCAGTCCTTCCGGCTGGCGATATCATCGTCATAATCAGAGATCACATCCCCTGCAATCTCTTGCAGCACGTCTTCCGGCAGCACTTCCGCCAAGTTAGCGTTGAAATCGTCATCAGCCCCCTCATCCGGCTCAATCTCAATCTCCAACCCGCCGATCCCGATGCTTACCGACTCAGGATCCTCAATCTCAATCTCAAAATCCGGCTCTTCCTGCTCGATCGCATCCAATCCAACAGGTGCTTGGTACAAGGCTTTGTCAAAATTCGTTGCCATGGTCTATCCTCAGTAGTAGCTTCGCTTACGCCGGAAGCCTAAGTCATCATCATCTTCATCTGAATCCAGTCGCAAGAAGCCGCCTTGGCGAAATCGCATCAAAGCCTGCACACTGGAGTCCACCAAATCGTCATGTTCCGCGTTCGGGAACCGCGCCATCTCTTCTATCACCTCGTCCGCCCATCTGGTCTCGGGCGCCCACACTTTACCGGAAGAAAATAGGTCTGTAACGCTGTTCAAACGCACGAACTTGTCATTTCCCCGCGTCGGCGTGTAGTCCTGAACCATCACACCCATGCGTCTTAGCTCATATATCAACGGCGCACCCGCCGCTTTTGCTTCAATAATGCAGGAATCCGGCTGCCATTCATCATAAAACCGCTTCGCCGCCACCTTCAACTCGGGAAATTCCAGCTTTTCCTTAAAAGCATCCAGCAAAATGATGTTCACATCGCTCGGATCCTCGTTCAGATGGAAAACTCCCCATGTCGTACACGCAGAATAGTCCGCCCGCTGGCTTTTTGAGTACGCCGTATCCCAACTTTGGATGATAAATTCACACGCCGGCGGCTTATCTCGCTCCCATCGGCGCCACCAATCCCGCTTTACGATCGCCCCCTCTTCTCCGGTAGGCTTTTGTTGATACTGCGCGTTCCATTTATACGGCGGCAGTTCTTCTTTTAACGCCTCCAGCTCTTCCAGCGCCCAAAACTCTGGCCACAGCGCATTTCCCGACGGCAAAATCGCCGGCAGTTCTATTACTTCCCACTCCGTACTGTCACTCTTCACCACCCGGCCAGTAAGATCTTTGTCACTCCACCGGGTCATCACCACAACTATCGCCCCGCCAGGCTGTAAACGCTGACGCGGACCTGACGTATACCACTCGTACACCCCGTCAAATACGCTCGGATCCCCCTGCGCTAATCTCGCTTCCTGTTCCGAGTGGGGATCATCAATGATAAGTAGGTCAGCACCCTTACCAGTAACAGTACCCCCGACACCAATAGCAAAGTAATCGCCACCGTGGCTAGTCGCCCAGCGTCCCGCTGCCTTGGAATCCGCGCGTAACCCGACATTCGGAAAGATCTTTGCATATTGATCACTATCCACTAAGTTCCTGACCTTCCGGCCAAACCCCACCGCCAGTTCAGCCGTGTTCGACGTCTGGATTACCTTCTTATTCGGATACTTCCCCAAAAACCAGGCCGGCAACAGATAGCTCGCAAACTCTGATTTCGTGTGGCGCGGCGGCATATTTATTATCAGCCGCTTTAACTTCCCCTCCGCTATCTCCTCAAACTTCTTGGCCATAAGTGCGTGATGTCTGCCATGTATAAACCCCGGCCACATCTCTTTCACAAAAGCCATAAAAGATGCCTGCGCCTTCTCCCGCACCACCGCATCCCGGTACTGCCCCACCTGCTCCAGCAGCTTCTCCTGCTCAGCACGCGGCAACTTCCCTATCAGCTCAGAAAGATCCATCTCTTTGATTAATTCGGACTAACCACAAAATTCACTCCAGATACCTAAACTGTATATACACCGGACGCACACTCCTCACCGCACCCTTCACCTTCTTCAACACCCCCAACTTCACCAACCGCCCAATAATCTCACTCGTATTCCCCATCCCACCCTTACCCCGCAACTCACATATATCCCGAATCGACGGCCCAAACCCCTTCTGCTTCCACCACTCATCCACGATCAAAAACACCTCACGCTGCGCCGGCGTCATCTCCATCCCCTCACATTCCTCATACGTCTTCTCCCGCCTCCTGGCCACCATCTCCCTATTTATCAACAATTTGGTGCGCTGCATCACGACACTATTTGGCATAAACACTACGTTCTCAGACCCGAATGGCAACGTTGCCAGTCGACTTATTGCGGTGCAGCATCGTCATTTTCTTCAAAAATATCCCCCCGGGGGGTGGGCGTTTGGGAAGAGATGGGGGTGGTTTCTGGGGAGGATGGTTCGTGTGGAGTACTATGTATGTCAGAGCCGGAGTCCCATGCTGCCGTTTGGGGGTGTCCCCCTCCGGTGGGGTCGCCCAGGCTGGCATCATCAACCCCGCCCACCAGCTCGGTCAGTAGCGCGGTCGCATCTACATCCTGCACGTCATCCGATCGTAGCGCGATGGTCTTGAGTTCCTGCAATATGCGCTCGCGTATCTGTGCGCTGTCGTTGATCGTTGTGATCTGCTTGCGCTCAGTGAAAGCCGCAACTTCTGTCACAGTGCCAAGAACTTTAGCCGCTTGTATCTTCGTTGCAGCCTTCACGTCAGGGTCGATGAGTGCAGAAGTGAGGGAAGAAATTACAAGAGAGCGCAAAGCCTCTGCAGAATGTAACGCACTCACAGCCTGGGCGTGTTCCAGCGCGGCAATTTCCGCCTGGATTCTGGAATCGGCCTTCAGCCTACTAGCGGCATCGCCTATGGTTTTGGGCTTCCCCGCAGCCTTGTATGCTGATCTGTAGGCATCCGCACCCGTCATCCCATCGATAGCAATAGCCTGGGCGAACTTCTTTTGTCTTGTTGTTAGTGTTCCTTTGGGGATATGTAGGACTGCGCCTATATCCTTCTTCTGTATTGCTTCTTTTAGTTGCTTCCTGGTAGGTGGCTTCATTGCTGATGTTCGCTGCGCTCACTTGCCCGCCCGCCGGACAATCACGCGCCCGAAGATACAGGAACAAAACCGGAAAATCAACAATAGCCTGAATCTATCGCCGCCAGCCTGGCAATAGCAGTGCTATGGATACCGCAAAACCGATAGAAATATATCATTGACAAAATATACTGTTAGGTCTTGACGTATTGTATTGACGAGCTAATATGACCCTCATGCGATGCACTCTGTATCGCTTACTTGGAGGTGCTCACCATGACAACGCTAGACAAAATCATTTTCTTAGTACCTGCTTTTACTGTTTTGGCTTTTATCATTTTTGATAGCGCCAAAGAACTCATCAAAAACCGCAAGTAATTATGAAAGGCCGGTAAATCCGGCCTGAAAGGAATCAATCATGGACTGTGTAGCTCAAAATTACGAAGATTCCGCCCGCGCCTGGGCAGAGCATATAGACCAACCCTTTGCTATTACGCCTTATGAGGTTTCCCTAGATTTAGGTTTGATGCAAGGATTGTGGATAAACATTTATCCAGAGGTTTTAGATTTTATCGAAGCAGACCCGCATAGCTTT